TAATTTCAATCACGCACTAGACGCACTTAGGTATTCGGTGGTGAATAAGATCACATCAAGCCACCTAGGGAAGTACTCATTCAGATAGATACATCAAACCAAAAAAATATATTTAGAACTATGTGGGATAAATTGACTGTCGGGCAATTCATTAGCCTGTACGATATCGAGGCAAACGCTAACCTGAACATAATCGAGAAGCAGCAGAAGATGCTTGCAATCGTGGAGGGAAAGGATGAAGAGTACTATGATGATTTCAAGTACAGGGATCTGATGCACGAGTACGCTGAGAAGTTGGCTTTCTTTGATAACATTCCAGAGACCAAACCTGTAGACTATTTGCAGGTAGGTGAGAATAGATACAAGTTCTGCTTTGAACTACACGAGATCACGGCAGGGCAGTACATTGACATCCTAGCTTTTAGTGGGGAGATCATGCAGTTGAATAAGATTGCTGCCTGTTTCTTTCTTCCAATGCAAGGAGACAAGTATCAAGGCTATGGGGCAGTTCCTCATGATGTGGTAGCGGATGATTTGCTAGGGGCAAAATTCATAGAAGTATATAGCTGTATGCTTTTTTTTTGTCAATTATTCAGCGAATTAATAAGCAGTACAATAACCTTCTCAATGGAGAATCAAAAGATGGCGGAGAAGGTAGTCCGTTTATGGCAAGGTGGGGGTGGGTATTTAGCACTAAACAAGTTGCAGACTTCCAGAACATAACAGTAAACGAAGGCTACGAATTGAGGGTGATCGAGTACCTAAACACCCTAGCATATTTAAAGGATCAAAACAAGGATAAAGAAGCGCAATACAAGAAATGGCAGTTGCAACAAAAACTCAAGTAGCGAACCTAGTAATAGGTGGAAGAAAACTGAATCCTAGCGAGTATGTCGCAAAGGTGGAAGGTACGCTTGTGGCAAATGTCAAGAATGCTATGGAAAAACTAGGGATCAATCTAGTAGATAACCTAGCCAAGTATTCTCCTGCCGATCAAGGGAAACTAGCATCTTCCTTTTCTGTTCTTGGTGTAAGCGAAACTAGGACAGGATACAGGCTTGAAATAAAAATAGGTGTAGACTATGCCGACTACATAGATAAGGGTGTGAAGGGTATCCAAAACAAGCGGAAGACCTATAAGAATGATGATGGTAGATTCTACCAATTCAAAACTTATGGGATGCCTGTCGAAGCCTTGAAGCAGTTGGAAGGATGGATGCGGAGAAAGAACATGGAGATTGAAGCTACCAACCTAATCGAGGGTCGCAATATGCTACCACAAATTTCAAGTAGTGCCAAGCGACTAGCCTACTACATCAAGAAGTATGGTATTGAAGGAAGGCAATTCATCAAGCAATCAATAGATGAAGCTACTCCGGAGTTCAATGTCGATATTCAAACCATTGGAAGTGATTCACTAATTTTAAGAATAAGCAAATGATAACCCTAGTAGAACCTAGCATTGACATCCTTCCTGCATTCAACAGGATCAACTATACGATCAGCAGCACGAACTCAGAAGAGGTAGGCTTCAAGTATGTAGTGAAAGTCTACAATTCAGATGATGAATTGGTAACTACTGCCTACTATGATTCACCTGCTGATCCTTCCGAACCGGTGGAGTTCGATGTCTCCAAATATGTCTCTGTAGATTTTAGCTACAGCAAAGGGTTCTATGAGACTGCTACTTCTTCATCTTCTACCAATGCGATCAAGTCCTACTACCTGAAGTGCTACGAATACTATGAGGTAGGTGGGGAGTTTGTAATCGTTCTAGCTAGTGAGGTAGTGAGTGAAGTGAAGTATGCTTTTGCAGGGGCTTTGCCTTTGCTTGAGTTGAAGAATTGGGCTGCAAATATCAATCAATACTTAGGTCTAGGAACTAATACTACCTATAAGCCTTTAACAGATTGGACTACAATAAAAATGAGAGATACTGATTCTCAAATTTTTGCCTTTATAAATACGGGTACTTTAAGATTATTTTCTTTGACAGTAAATTACAAAAACGGAACTACCGGATTTTTTGACATTACACCTAGTTCAGTATCTACTCCTAGTATTACCTATTTGAAAGTAAGCCCAATTACCTACGGGCAAAATGTAGAAAGCATTGAGATTGAGGTTTCTAAACAAGTAGGTGCAACAATTTACTTTTATAAGTTTGCCACAATATTCACCCAATCCTGCGGAAAATACGATCCGATGCGGATAGCCTACCTAAATAAGTACGGGGCTTACGATTTCTTCAACTTTGATCTAGTTAATAAGACTACATTCCAGATCGAGAAGAAGGGCTATGAAAGAAATTACAATGGGGATATCTATGAGGCGAATGGGATCGTGGTCAAGAATGTAAACCCAATCTATTTCACAAAAGAAACGCAGAATTGGAGAATCATTTCGGACTATTTGAATGATACCCAAGCCGAACTAATCAGGCAGCTATACTCTTCCCCATTGGTCTATTTGAACTTGGTGAATGATAACTATATCACTCCTTCTTGGATTCCTGTGAAGCCAAACGCTACCACCTACGAGGTGAAGAAAACGGCTTCGGATAAGTTATTCAATCTTGAACTAGATGTAGAATTCCAACTTCTAAACAATAGACAGGTAATATGAGCGCAAGACTATTTGTAGAAGGAATAGAAGCGGATACCCTTGGGGATATTGATGTAGACTTCACCTTTTCGGTTTCGGACATTAGCGATATCGAAAGGAGAAATACTTCCTATTCCAAGACTATCACCCTACCAAGCACGGCAAAGAATCAGCAGCTATTTGGAAACATCTTTGATATTTCGGTAAATAATGATTTCTATGAAGAAGATGTAAACATAGGGGTAAACTTCAACCCGGCAAAGCAGGCGCAGGCTCAGATCTTCCTAGACAATGTGAAGATATTTGATGGTGTTCTAAGGATGATGAAGATTAACTCTTTGGAAGGTGATATCATCTATGAAGTGAATGTCTTCGGTAGGCTACGGGACATCCTTCACGAACTAGGGGATAAGACTCTAGCAGATCTTGATTTTGCAGACTATGATCATGTCTGGAATAGAACTAATATAGAAGATTCTTGGGATAGAACCGAATGGGTAGATGGAGAAGACAACTATGTCTATCCTTTGGTGGATTACGGCTATTCTGTTGACTCTATTTCCTACCCAATCAAGAACTTCAAACCCGCTGTTTTTATCAGCGAGATTCTGAAGCGGATTTTTGCAGAAGCCAACTTTCAAGTGACAGCACCTTTCTTCAGTAGCTTCTATTTTAGAAAGCTGCTTTTGATCACGGCAGAGAAAACAATCACACGGGAAAGCACTACCCTACTAAATCAGAATCCTAACCTATTCCTAGATGAAGTAACCACAGAGGCTGACTTTTCGCATCTTCTAGTCTTTAGCAATGTGGAGGCTTCAGGATTTACAATCAGTAACGGAGGCACAAGATTCACTTGGACAAAGGCTCAATCTTTAAACACGGGATTAAACCTAAATTTAAAGATAGCTTTTGAAGCCTTACAGGGTTACACAGATAATGTCTGGACTATCTCTGTTCTAAAGAACGGATCTGAAATCTTTTATGATTCTAGGCTTGTTTCCTTTATATCAGCAGGGCAGGTATTCAATTGGGATGTAGCTATTTCAGGCGGTGTAGATTTGGCTACAAATAACTTCTTTGAAATTAGGCTTACCGGAGAGATTGCAGGATCAGGAACGAATACCCAACTCCAGACCGAAGTAGTGATTCAGCCTACAGGATCTTTCAAGATCGGGAACACAGTACCCGTGGCGGTAGAAGTTGAAGAAGGGGATACCATGAAAATCCAATACACCCTGCCAAAGTCCATGAAGCAGAGGGATTTCTTGAAGTCTATCATTTCGATGTACAATTTGTATGTAACGCAGGACAGACTTCGGACAAATGTCCTTGAGATTATCCCATACAATGACTTCTATAGAACCTTCAAAGATGAAGCAATAGATTGGTCGGATAAGCTAGATCAAAGCCAAGAGATTTCAATCACTCCGCTATCCGAATTGACAGCAAAGGAATACAGATTGACCTTTGATGATGATGCCGATTATTGGAGTACTTCCTATAAGACAAAATTCAATCAAGCCTACGGGGAAAGTAGAACGATCATAGATAATGATTTCGTGCTAGATACTAAAACTGTGAAGGTGGTCTTCAGTCCTCCTGTAATGCGTGAGCAAGTAGCAGGGCAGATCATGATCCACCTATACAAGGTAGAGAATGGGGTCAAAGTACCTGACAACTTCAAGCCTAGAATAGCTTATTGGAAGCCACAGGTAGAATGCACTTCTTGGAATATCACCTATGCTTCAGGGAATGTGGCATATACTAACTATCCCTATGCAGGTCACTTAGATGATCCTATCACACCTACTACAGATGTGCTTTTCGCTAATCCAAGGGAAGTCTATTTCTCGATTGGTGTTTATCCGGGGGTGAATTTGTACACCGAATATTATCAGGGCTTGATTACTGCGATAGGTGACAGAAATAGTAGGCTTTTAGAAGGCTATTTCTACTTGACTCCTATCGACATCATGAACCTAGATTTTAGGACTATCGTCAAAGTAGGTGTTCACTTCTTTCAACTTGAAAAGGTGGATAAGTATAATCCTATTGCAAACGGGCTATGCTATGTTTCCCTATTCAAGATCCTTAGAAATGTAAGCCCGGCAGACTATGACTTCATCCTCCTAGAAGATGATTCCTATATGTTGCAAGAAAACGGGACTTCAAGATTTTATATTTAAGAATTATGGCAGATAAGAGAATAAGTCAACTGATTGAAAGAACGGACATTGCTAATAACGATGTCCTTCCTATAGTAGCAAGCGGTGCTACCACTACAAACAAGGTCACTATCTCCACCATTCAGGACTGGATGCAGGATAACCTTGATGTGGGGGTGACTTCGGTAGGTATTACCCTAGGCACTAGCGGAACGGATGTCAATGTGACGGGTTCACCTATTACTAGTTCGGGGAATATCACTATCAATATCCCTACAGCATCTGCCACAAATCGAGGTCTTTTATCTTCTGCTGATTGGACTACATTCAATAGCAAGCAGCCTGCGGGTAACTATGTCACCCTAGATACTGCCCAAACCATTACGGCACA